AAAATCCACTTTATTCGGCTGCGTAGCCAGTAGTAAGACATGATAATGCGACATTTGGGTACTGATTGTCGATAATGTTGTTGTCACTAAAGATGACAATAAAGCGTTTGTGCTTTGCTTCGATCTCGGAGTATTCGAGATCTTGGGAGTCAGCTGACTTACCTGTTGACTTCAATACGGTATTGCCGTAGCTGAGCTTATGCTGCGATCGCCTGACGGCAGCACCCAGCCCTTGAGTGTTCTGGGATACACCAGGAGGACCTCCGGGCCAGCCAATGGTGGGGCCCAAGGTACAGAACTCCATACGCTTAATGATCTTGAAGCGGGATGAGTTGAGGTAGGCGCCGTAGCCGGATGCAACACCGGGCACTGCGCTATCGGGGCAGCAGTAGTCAGAGTCCTTATCTAGTGTGGTCATGTTAAAGGTGTCCCCATAGGTCTGCGTTGCACATTTAGGCTGCAACTGGACAATAAAGGCGGTCAGGTAGAGCGGAGAAGGCTCATTGCCGCCAGTAATGGATAGATCGAGCCACTGCGAGTTCACGACTACCTTAGAACGAAGTTGATTGGTAACCTGGGGCTCTGTGGTCATAGTGATATCCCAGGGTACCGCCAGTCCGGACGAAGTCTGCGCCGGATTGTTCGTAGAGGGACCACTAGTAAGAGGGATAACGTAGGGGAAGGTGGTTATCTGCTGTTCGATGAAGCCAGATCGCCACCGGATACGTTCCTTGTTGAGGTTAACGTGTTGTCTGAGGGACATGAGTTGCCGTTGGTTTGATTGAATCTGGCGTCTTTGATTCCGAGCAGACGGCCGACGATACTTAATACGACGCAAATTGCTACGAGCACCAGATCTACGTTTGTTAGAGTAGCGTCGTTTGCGGCCATACGGCATGATTTCATAGGGTGCGCGTTGTACTTATATAGTCATTTTTTTTTGTTAGGGGCAACAGAAAATGCGAAGTACTTATACTCGGTAGGGGCACCTCGAATGAAGCGCAAATTGGAAACAATGGAAATGGAGGGAGGTAATACTATCACTCCCTCCAAGAGAAGTGTTCCTAGTAAAAGATGGACTTTTACCTATAACAACTATGATGAGACTGCAATGGAAACATTGGAAAGAGTTTTCCGGCAGCATGATATCGAGTACATTTTCGGCAAGGAGGAAGGCGAAAGTGGTACTCCACACCTTCAAGGGTACCTAGAGGCACCCTTGAAGATCAGACCAATTGAGAAGCTAAAGCTGGACAAGGCTATCCACTGGGAACGTGCCAGGGGCAACAGGAAACAGAATGTCACATATTGCAGCAAGGACGGATGCTATGTGCATTCGGCGATAATGAAACCCCGGAGGCCGTTAAAGCTACTTACGGAAGAAGAGCTATACGACTGGCAACGCGAGCTGCTGGGTATCATTTCGGAAGACCCGGACGACAGAACCATTCACTGGTACTGGTCCATGGAGGGCAACATCGGCAAGACGACGTTCGGTAAATACTTATTCGCAAGGCATGGCGCAACGATACTGGCCGGCAAAGGCGCAGACGTGCGTAATGGTGTTGTAGAATACAGCAAGCGGAACGACGGCGACACACCTGAATTTGTGATCTACCCGATCCCGAGGAGCTATGCTGCTGAATACGTGTCCTACGAGGCTATTGAGAGCGTGAAGGACATGTTTTTCTACAGTGGTAAGTATGAGGGCGGTGCCATCTGCGGTAACTGTCCGCATGTACTGGTGTTCGCTAATCACCCGCCCGATACGTCTAAGATGAGCATCGACAGGTGGAACATAGTACAAATAGACGAGAATGAAATAGAAACTTAGGTTAGACGCTTCGCTTACTAAAACACCCCCTTGGTTGGGAGTAAACATATACTCACAGGCCCCTAACTGTGGTCCAGAGGGGGTTAAATAATAAAAGATAGTAGGGAGAATATTGATGAAAAATCCACTTTATTCGGCTGCGTAGCCAGTAGTAAGACATGATAATGCGACATT